TCTAGCAGGTACATTTAATAATGCTGTACATGATTACGGTAAGCCTTATTTGTGCATAATTAAAACCAAAAATCCTAGTCTTTACACAGAATTTTTTGGCAAAATAAGGCAAACAAAAAAGGATGACGATGGTTATTGTTATGTCTATACAAACTGGAGAAGATTAACCCTTTCAAAAGTAACATTTATGTGTGATGTGTTCTATTCAACTTTATCTTCAACAATGAACACAATACTATCTTCCTCTCAAGTGGCAAATTACTTTTTTAACAACAAGATACAACAAATTTATTCCTTGAGGGTTATAATTGGTTATGCTACAAACCAAAAAATTGCAGAACTATTAATGGACACTAGGTATGCATACATGTCCTCATTGTCAATTTACACAAATATAGGGCAGTTACTCAAGGAAAAATTTGGTCCACCTTTCTCAACTTCCTTAGAGTTATGGATTGTGGATAGACTATTTGAAAGATTAAAATTAATAAATAAGAAGGCAAAGGAAGATGGTATTCTTCAATCTAAAGCAGAGATGAGCCATAACGTTCGAGATGTAAACACAATTGGTGGAAAAATAAAACTGCCTTCATTGTGGTTTGATTATGATATGTATGATGTAACAGAATTAACGGATGAAGCATTTCTATATGTTCACACTATGAAGGAACCATCTAATATTTTCCACGAAAATGTTAAGGCTTTGAAAGTGATTGTTGCTTTTCAAAAGGAGTATGATTCCTTGCCTGAGTGGATTAGATATGGAGAAATGAGATCAGTCAACGATTTAGAAAAATTTTTATTGTGGGAGACCAAAATAGGTTGTAGTTCTGGTATAATTAATAATTCTGTAGCATACACTCTTTCCAAAGAAAAACCCTCTATCAGTAAAATTGTAGCACTTCTAAATGAAGAAAATATTGGAGAATTATTAAGCACAAAAGCAGTTATTTCTGACATAAATAGAAAAGTTATTGTAGATGACAAACCAAAAAAAAGAGAAATAAACAAAAAGTTAAAAAGGAAAAAAATGCATTATGGTGGTGAGCAGGTTTTGACTTCAGAAGAATTAACATTCTATGTTTTACAAACGGAGACAAAATATTATAATAAAGGCAAACCAAGGCAAAAGGTCATGGAGACAATTTTAGATAAAATAGAGGAAAATTCTAAATTGTTGAAAACAGTCCACCTGGCAAATGACTTTGTTAAGAATGACAAAAGAGTTATTGCAGATATATGTATAAAGGCACAGTATGGAGCAAAAAGGGAATTTTATGTTGTAAACATAGGTGCAAAAGCACTTGCAAGAGTAACAGAGTGTTTTTTTAAGGAAATATGCACAAATTCTCCAAATGAGGCCATTAGTATACCTGGGGATGTGAAAATATTGGAAATGCAATCAATGCTTGACAGAATTTATTTTAATCCCATGACTGATAAACACAAACTAATGTATGTAAATGGTGACTGCACAAAATGGTCAGCAGCAGAAACAATGACTTCTTTTATAGCAATGGTGTATAGCATGAAAAAAATGTTACCTCCC